GCTCATCCACTCATCCGCCCGCTTGAAGTTCTGCGGGTGGTTCCCGCTGTCCTTTACATCCCCGATCCAGATCAGGTCGCTGGGCTGCCACAGCGTCAAGAACCGCTGGTAATCAGCCGCAGGATCGCCAAGCCTTGCCGGACTTTCCTCCATCATGTCGGCTGGGTCCCAGTTGTAGTGCGTCAGGTAACGCGACTTGTTTGACTCTGCAATCGTCCTGATTCGGTCAATTATCTCGCTCTCAGGATCTTTCTGAATGACAAGTTTTGGTGCATTAGAATCAGCCGTCACCGGCCTGCCCAGCTTGTCGTTGAGGATGGCGTTTCGAAGCTTTCTGTTGGCATCGTCTCGGTAGGCTTGGCAGGACGTGTGCCAACAAAAGATTGTCGGAACACCGTCCACAAACACGGTGGTGTCGCGCAACCTTGTGTGGCTTGTATGCACCGCCTCTCCGGGGCAATGGCACAGCCCGTGGTTCTCGGACTGCCAATCCACGGCTCCGACGATTGATTCGGCTTTGCGTTGGGCTTCGTTCATTTCCAAAACCTATAGGATGAGGCAACGCCTAGGGCGTGAATGATAGCTGGTGCATCGCTGTTATAATCCTTGTGGCCGCCATTCATAACGCAACATTTTATCCTTTCGGACCTTCCGTTAAACTCAAATCCAAAGGCTCCGCAAAATATGCATTGGCAAAACAAATATCCGCAATCCCCGTGATCTGGACCGCATATTTCAAATCCGCCAAAACCACCATGAAGATCATTGACCTCCCTTGATATTGATCCAAGGACTGCAATTGTTTTGAAGTTTGAGAACGCCGTGATCTTTCTGGAGTCATATTCATTCAGGCATACTCCACCGGCCCCGGATGGCTTTACTTCAAAGTAAATATCCATTGGGAATCTGTCCTGACTTGGGACGTGAAAGTCCGGCAGGTATCTTATTTTCCCGCCAGATTCAGTCGGAATCTCAAAACCCTCCTCTTCGTAGAGCGCGGTTATGCCAAGCTCCCTGAAGAAGATAGCCCACCTGGCCTCTGTTTTTGATCTGTATGTTATGCCATCAAATGAAACCTGTATGGGCTTGATGGCCTTAAGTTCGGCGCGAGCAACCGCGCAAGGTATTGCCGTATTTTCAAAGTTCATTTATTGGTTTTGATGGTGCCTTGCCAATCCTAACCCGCAAGGATTTCCGATATGTTATTAGTTTTCATAATATAAAATATCATGCCCCTTTGTTTCAATTGGCTGAACTTATCGGCCAGCCGCAGAATCTCTCTGCGTACCATTCGGGGCATTGGTTCACAAAAAATCATGCAGGGTGTTAAAAGGGGCGCACACACTTCGGAGGACTGCCCGTCCAGGGTTCTCCCCTGGCTCTATTCCCCGCATTGTTATTTGGATTCCTCCTCCAACTCCATCGCCTTCTTCGCCGCCTCGACAATATCCTTGGCGGTAATGTTGCGAAGTGCGTTGCACCAGTATTGCGTTCCCTTGGTCTTGTTGGTCGCATCCTTGCACTTCTGCTGCGGCAAGCCCGCATGAGGGCGGCACGGAGCGTGCGGGCAGACATCCGGCTTGAAGACCGATACGTTCTTCGGGTAGTGAAGAACTCGGTCTTCGGGCGAGTATGACCCCCACAGGCTGACGCAAGCTGTGTCCAATCCCGCCGCCATGTGGTTCACACTGCTGTCGGGTGCCACGACAAAGTCCGCATTGGCAATCACCGGGAACAGCGAGCGCACCTGCTTGGTGCAATTGAATAAATCAATCACCCTTGGATGGCTTACCTCGAAATTGTTTGAGTTGTCCAGACCGATGATAACGGCGTGATGCTTGGGGAACGCCTCAAGCAACGCCAGAACCGCGTCTTGCCCCATCTTGGGTGGGTAGGTGCGGGTCGGGCCGCTGGAACTGACATGGTAGGCAAAGAACGGAGTTGGCAACGGCCAGCGTTGCAGTTCCTTGAGTTCGTTGTGATCGGGGTCGATCAGGTACAGCTTCGGGCGTTTGTACTTGGGGTCCACCTCGCCTGCGTTCATCCAGGTGTAGATGCGGTCATACGCATTGCCCCCGCCAGTGCCTAGTTGCTTGCCCCCAACCTGACCAGAGAACAGATCATCGAGGGGAACGTGAGCGCAGTAACTATCCCAAGCCTCAAGCGTGGGCGGCAGTGGCAGCATCCTTGCGCCCAGCCCCGCGTAGAGCGTCATGTTGCGGGCTGGCGTGTAGACATCCACCACGCCGCCTGATTCCTGCACCAGATAATTAACGATGCCGGTTGCGATGATACTATCACCAATCGCTCCCGCCCTGTACACGGCGGTCGCCCCGCCCGTGGCTCTCCCAGGATAGTACGGCTTGATCTTATGCGGCACCGGCACGGCATCCTCCCAGATCCCGCTTGTAAGTTCGTCTGGGATCATGTAGGTCGTCCTCGGCCAAAGGTTGTTGTCGTCCACCTTGTGAACGGATGAGGTTTGGTTTGTCCAGGTTTTCATTTGTTTTATCCTATATACTCGTGTGAATATGAAAATTTATTTACCCTGAATGTATTTGATATTCCATTATAATTTTTTTTACTTTTATCTTTTCTTATCATATTGTTTTTAGATGTTTTCCTCCATTTGGTTGAATTATTCCTATATTCTCCCATTCTTGGATGAGATGTCTTGCTGAAGTATCTTCTTCCCATTTTCCTGCATCTTTCAGCCAGCCAATCAGATATTCTTACTCCTATGCCAAGACCTTGATAATCTGGGAGAACAACAGTCCTGTGTTCTCTCCATGCATTTTTTAATGTTCCACTTGGCATTGCTATGCATGATGTGAATCCTATTGGATTGTTATCCCATTTTATTACAAACATTTCTGATGAATTATTTATGCTTGATGTCATATAGTGATGCTGTCTAAATATGTCCCACCAGAATTTATTGCAAGGCTCAACTGTGAGTCGTATTGCTGGCCTACGCTGAAGACACCCCCTCGGCAGCATTGATCCGCCCATAGTGTCGTAACACCAGTCTGGTTCAAGCCATTCTATAATGTCGTAATGGCAACTTGCAAAAACAACCCCATTCATGTCTTCATTGCGTATAAATTTTTGAATTGCGCTTGAACATGATTTCGCAACAGTTCTGTCCACAACACTCGTAAATTCATCTATTGATGAATTTGTCTTTAATCCGATTGCCAATGAAGCCCTAAATTTTTCACCATTACTAAGAACATTAAATGGCTTGCACCAAGATGGTATTGAATTAAGTCCTACAGCCGTAAGTCTTTTTCTTGCATCGATAGGATCAATAAAATGACTCGCGATTGATTTTCCGTTAGCCCATATAAACTCATCCTGTACTCCATAATTTAATTTAAGCAGTTGTGTCTTTCCGCTACCAGACGGCCCAACTATAAGTCCTATCCTCCAAGACCCATCTCTTTTGGGTGCGCTAAAATTTGGCAACTGAAATTTTATTTCTCCGTTAAATTCATAATCAAATGGCTCGCAAACCAATTTAGTTATTTCGTCAACATCTACTTTTGATTTAAGTACATTCATTTGCTCCCCTTCATATTCTCTAGATTCTTCGACTTCCACCCCCTCCGCCTCGCGTGGTAAACGCCACGCCGGTCCACCCCAAGCTCGTTGGCGATTTCCCTCTCCGTCATGCCGTTCTCGAACATGATCCGCATGATGTTGTAGCGGTACTGTACTGCGTTTGGCAGGCGGCTCCTGTTGTCGATTCCCTTGGGTATCCTGATCTTTCCGGCTGCCTTCATGGCCGACTGCTCGTCCATCATGGTCAATAGTTGCGCCGACAGCCTGCGTCCGGCCTCACGGCAGGCGGCCAGTTGTTTCTCCAGCGACCTTACCCGGTCGGACAGGATGTTGATTGATGTCTTCTGGACCTGTGCATCCTCAAGCGTTTTCAGCCTGTGGGTTAGTGTCTGTATCGCTATGTCCTGTGTGTTCATTCCTTTTCTCCTTTACGATGATCGAAGCCGCGTCAACTTCCGCGATCATCTCGCGGATTCTGTGCGCCTCCGAATGTGTGATTGCGTCCCGATGGTCGGCCAGCTTCCCGCGCACCCGCGCCAGGATGTCGGCCACCCATTTGAGTTTCTCGCAGGTCATCCTTTCCGCATCCGAAAACGGCGACCACCCTTCGGCGGTACGCCAGCGGCGCGGAGCGCGATGGCTAGGATCTGCTTCTGCGAGCGCGGCTTTCCGCCCGCCCCGCGAGCCTTGCCTTTACGCTTATTGTCTCGCCGTAGTTCACGGATGTTTTTACCGATGTCTTTACCTAGTGGCATGTTGAACTCCTTGTTATGCTGTTTCTTCTCCCACCACATCGTCGAACGCCTGTTCCTCGGCGTGGTAGGTTTTCGTTTGTACCCGAAGCCAATCGGGTTTGGCAAGCGATTTATTTTTGGTGAAAGATGATTCGTTCCACAGGATGTTGTTTCCTGGGACACAGGTGACCCGCCCGTTGCACAGCGCAATGAAGTGGTGCGACTTGGTCTGGCTAGGTTCCAGACTGTACCCGTCCCCGTAAGGCTCGGCGGTGAATAGGTAGCTTCCGGCCATCCAATGCTGGCGCGAAGCGAGCCAGACCGAACAATCCAGTTCGCGAAGGTAATCGTACTCGATTGCCGTGAAGTTCCAGCCAAAGCAATCCCAGCGCTGGGCGTCTTTGAGTTCCCATTTCTGCCAGAATCCGTTTCCGTCATGGGCGATGGCCGATAGCGGAAGCCCCCGATACAAAGCCCCGCATTGCAACATGACCGTGCAACCCCAAGCCCGGTGCGGTACGCTGGTCAGCCCAAACCATACCGCATCCTCCCAGCCGTCCTTCTGGCCGCGACTCATCACCGAGCGGTCTACCGAGACGTACAGGTGGCGTGGCAGATTGGCGGCGTGGGTCATTTGTCCAGCCACATCATCACCAGCGCGACTAACATGGCCAGCAGAATAAAGTCAATGGGCTGGATAAGGTTCATTTGCGGTTAAACCAGATGATGAGGATTCCGATGGCCATGCCCGCAATGCTCGCGCACATGACGACGAAGTCCCTCATCTGCGGATGATGTTCTTGAGTGCCTCGACGAAGGCGTAGTTGAACAGCGCGGCCTTATCCTTCTTGATCATCTGAAGACCGATCTTGGCCATCCTGTCGATGGTCTTGTTGTCAGCGTCAATGTCCAATTCCACCATTTTGACATTGCGCTCGGCCAGAATTTTTATTTGTCCAGGCTTCGCCATGTTGATTTCTCCTCTCTTAATTTTGCGAATAACCATACAAAGAATCCTATGACGCCGCCAATGAGGCTGACTGCAACCCCAAGGGCGATGAAGAGTGCGACTCCGTGGGCGAGAATTTCAAGCCCCAGTTTAATGTATTCCATTTGTTGTTCCTTTCTATTACTCGGTTCAGCGTGCGCTGGTCGATCTCGACCCCCGCCACCCTGCACCAGAAAAGGACCGTGCCGTCCTGAAAGTCGCTGACCAGCCTCTCCACCTCCTCCGGCTCCTTGTACTCGCAGCAATCCTTGAGTCTGGATGTTTCGCCCGTGATTTTGACGCCCTCCAAGACCCCGCGCCTTTGGAGCAGGCGCACGTCCTGAATGGCGCGGATGACGATCTCACCCGCCAGTTGGCGGATGCGCTCGTCCTCGCTCCACTTGGTCAACTGTGCCGCGACCATTTCTTCTTGTTTCTTCCGGCCCGGTCCCGGCACCAGACAGCGTACATATTCCAAAGCTCGGCGGCGTCCCTGGCCTTGTCCTTGCTATCGAACACGTCCGTGATCGGCGGCAACCCGTTGGGCGGCTCCGACCCCCATAGGCGAGGACCAATGGGGTTTCCGAACAGGGTTTGCAGGATATACTTGCCATCACGCTCGACAACCTTTACGGGCGTCATACGCAAACCTCCCACCTGAACTTTGATTGTTTATATACATCTTGACTCTTTCTGGATCTTTTGCTTCTATTCCATTCTCCGGGTTGACACTTGGCGGCCAGCTTCCAACCCGCTCCTCTCAATGATGATCCCGACTCGGATTGGAGTGTGTATGTAATAAGTTTGCTTCCACCCATAGCCATCCAAACCCTTCTTGCTGCTGAATATAAAAACGAGCAGGTGTTTTGAGGTGCATCTGGAATTACCACAAGTCTTGTAATTTCAGCAGTTCCATAATTATCCAGCAATCTTGCAACTGGTCGCCCTACAATAACTGCGCCAACAAGCTTGCCATCATGCTCGCAAGCAATCGCCCATTTACCGCCTGATGTTGGGTTGTTATGTCTATGGTGATCTCCAACAATTTTGTTGGCTTCCTTAATCGTAATTGGAACAACTTTCATCGCCCAAGCTCCTTTAGCTTCTTGTCATCCGCCTTGATTGTCTCGGCCAGCTTGTCCAGATCCGCACTCTGGCCTGCGTAGTGGATCACATTGGCGTCCTTGTACCGATCCAGCCCGAAGTGTGATTCCACGCTGGTCATGCAGTTAAAGGCTGGGTCAAGGTCGGGCATAGGAACATCCCACAGGTGAAGCATAATGTTCAGCCATGTCTGCTCGGCAAAGTGATTTGGGAACAATCCCAGCGGAGGTAGGGATAACACGCCAATGACCTTGGAGGATATGACAAAGACGCCGGTGTTGACGTAGAACTTTGGCTTGATCGCAGCACCATAGGTTTCGGCCAGTTTGACCATGTCCTTCTTGCGATCCAAAAATATCCCTTCATTAAGGGCCGAGAACACACCGGCGTCGATGGTCAGGTCCGGGCAATCCTGCGCGATCAAGACATCGCAATCAAAGAACGTGACCATGTCGTATCCACGAGTGGCCATGATGTTCCCGATGGCCGACTTGGTGTACTGCGGAGGTTCCGCCAGCGGTTTCTCCATGGATATGTAATCCTGTCCGTGACGCTCGCAGTAGGACTTCATGCGCGGCTCGGTAAGCTCGCGGATCTTTTTCCACTTGTCCCCGAAGGATTGCGTGATCACGGCTTTCTTCATTTTTCGCCCCGTCTTTCATTGCGAGCCTCAAAATAACTCTGAATGGCTTCCATCGGGCTGTCCCCAATACCAGATAAATCCTCCGGCTCGCCGCTGTAATTATCATCCGTGCAGGACCAAACGCCCATACAGATATGATCTACGCTTAATTTCATTTCTTCACATCCTTGAGATCAACCCAAGCCTCCAGCGGCAAGCCCGCTCCGACAAAACACACCTGCTGCTCCTTCTTTTCCTTCTCGTTCATTGCGTACAGCGCCCATCCGCCGTCAACCTTTTCGCACTTGGTGAACTTCATGCCTTTTCGCAAAGTATGTCATCGGCCTCTTCCAATAGGAGTTGTTCTGCAAACTCCATCAGGTCGGCTTCCGGGTTCTCGATGTCCTTGTCGCCGTGGCAGACCGAGACACGCGACAGGCTCATATCGTAAGGCACGTCCGCAAAAACGTGTTCCCGGTAGCCTTCGGGTCCGATGTCGATCTTGTGGGTCTTGTAGTCCACATCCGCAAATGCGGTGACGGCCCTGCCGCCCCAGATGAATGTTACCTGTATGTCCTCTAGTTTCTTCATAACCGTGGTACCTCTTTCTTTACTTGCGCCCAGACGAACAAGGCTCGCACAACCGCCCGCTCCAGGTGGTCGGTCGCTGTCTCGCCGTTGTTATCGGGGCATGGTGTTGATCTTTGCAGTTGCATCATTGCCGTGGACAAATGTCGTATGGCGCGGGCAATATGGTAATCGTGGATCGGGCGGTCAAGCTGAAACCATTGGCCATACGGAGATTTATCCGAACCTTTTGACATCACCCGCCAAACAATCTCGCTGGCGGCCTCTCCAAGTTCTCCAATGGTCGGCGGGTTCATAACTTCATCCCCGGCGGCACATACTGCTTGGCCCAAGCCCAGACCTTCAGCATGGCCTGGAAGGCGATACCGGCCTCATGCAATTCTTCCTTATCCCAAACCTTGTGCTTTATGAGTTCTGGATCATTAGATGCCAATACCACCGAAACACCGGCTGCTTTGGGATTCTCACACGCCGCTATATATGCGTAAATTTGTGCAGTGTCCGTATTATAAAAAGGGCTATAGCGTGGGCTTACCTTTCGGTTCTTCAGGTCGA